CAGGTACGTTAAAGGTTCGAAGTTATTCTGGGGCGTTAAATGCATGGTATAAAGCGTTAGAGTCTGATCATAAGATAGAATTCGCTCACGCAATTGCGTTTGAGATTGATGATGCTATAGCTGCTGCCTCATTTACTGAAGCAAAATTTATAGCACCAGCAGATTTACCAATGGCACCAAATACAACATCGTTGGCTGGAATATTAAAATCTAGCCAAGAAGGAGCAACAACACAAATATATTCCGGAGATCCTAGAACTCGTGTAATACCGTTAAATCAAGGTACCTCTATTATTGAGGTGATTGGTATGGTGATTAGGTCTAGCTCGTTTATCACAAAGCAACTTGATGACCCGGTCGACTTAACAGCAACGCCAACTGAATTAGCTGACAAATATAATAGAGAACTGAAGTGGTTTAAAATTACTCCACGAGTTAAACTAATGAATTTTGATCGTAAGCAAAATGCGTATGCTAAATTAATCACGTATAAGATAGAACAGTACAAAGTATATAACACTAAGAGCAATCTGGCTCCACAAGGCGCACCACAAGGGTTCGTGAAACAATATGATTATATGTACACTGGAAACAATAACGATGTTATAAGCCTAGATATTAATTTTGACTCGTTGTATTATGTGGCACGTACTACAGCCGAAATGAATAGTAGAGCAACATCCGGAGCACAAGATACACCATACGGCGAAGAAGCAAAAGTAACAGCTCAAGAACGAGGGCTAACCGTCGATGAAATAGCGGCTAACAAGAAGTTAAATGCAAATGCTGGATTTCAAAATACATATGCAGTTAAAAATACTAACGCTGGAGTTGCCGGTATCACCGATAAAGATGGTGCTGCCCGGCAAACTCAACAACAAATATTAACTTCTCCTGGCGGTGATATGCTATCGATCAAATTAAAGATTGTTGGCGATCCAGATTTTATAAAGCAAGACGATTGCTTCTATTCAACAAAAACTTTAGAGGAAAATAAAAAAGCTTCTTATAAATTCCCCAACGGCAGTATTGTTATGGACTTAGGCGAGATTTTTGTAAACCTGACGTTTAAAACTCCTGGTGATTATGATGACACTACAGGGTTAGCTCGTCCTGGATATTCTAAATATAATTCTAGTATCTTTTCTGGTCGATATAAGGTATTAACAGTTAAAAATACCTTCTCTAGCGGAAAGTTTGAGCAAGAATTAGATTTAATTTACTACCCTAATCAAGATACTGTTGGGAACCCAACACCAAAACCAATAACTACCACTGACCAACGCAATACTGAGGTTGCTGAATCCGACACCCGATCTGACACAACAACCGCAGTTAGCACTGAGTGGGTAGGCGCTACTACTATCGCCGGAGCCCCGGCAGTATATGTGGCTGACGACTATGCCGGAGACCCTGGTACTAGCTCGAGCGATGTGATATGGTCATCTGGAAAATCATACAGTGATGCTGATGTGTTAGCAAAAGCTGAAAAGGCAGCAAAAGATGCACTGAAAGCTCTGCCAGTTGCCTCCATTGGGGCAGATCGAACCAGCGAATTGAGAAATGCACTTGCTAGTGCAACCGCCAACCTGCCAGCAGTAAACAATGAGAAGCTCAACGGTCTTGCTAAAATGTCGTCAATACCTCCCTTACCCCAACCTGCCACTTCGGTTGCGTCGAGCTTAATCGCCAAGATTCAGTCGTCGCCCTCCACAGCCGCAGGCGAAGTAAAAACGTTAATACGACGATAGATTCTACTACCACCCATATAACAGATAAGTACACTCATGAGCTCAGATAACATACTAGGATCAAAATCAACCAAAGCATATGACCAGACCCAGAACATGGGCACCTTGCCAGTTCTCGGAACGTACATCGGCATCGTTAAACAGAGCGTTGACCCTACTAGAGGCGGGAGATTGAAGGTGTGGATACCGGACTTTTCTGGTAAGCCGGACGAAGAGTCGAACTGGATCACCGTTCGTTACGCAAGTCCATTCATAGGGATGTCACGGCACGGCGCCGATCCTGCTCGCCCACAAACCAACGATTACAAGACAGTGAATCACTCGTACGGAATGTGGCTAGTACCTCCTGATATAGGGAATTTCGTCATTGTGACCTTCATCGCCGGAGATATCACTCGCGGTTACTGGTTCGCCTGTATCGCCCCTGAGCTGAGTCAGTACGCTATTCCGGGTCAGGCTGGCTCTACGTCAGCCGGCGGCAAAGACGCCCCCCTCATTGATGCAGCGTTAGCAGAAGTTCTAACTAATCCGCCGTACCCATGCGTTGAATTTAACGAAGACAATGACCAGCTAAAAGATAAATGGAATGATTTCTTAAAGATCAACAAGCCTATCCACGAGCAGCAAGTAAAAGTCCTTCTACAGCAAGGACTAGAGGATGATAAAACTCGCGGGGTCATTTCCTCCAGTTCGCAGCGAGAAAGCCCAAGCCGAGTATTCGGGATTAGCACACCTGGAAGACCGAGTCCAGAAAAACACGCCGGAACCTTAGCCCCACTCTATCATCAAGGCGGCCACACCTTCGTCATGGACGATGGAGATGCCCAGGGCGTCGATAAGCTCATTCGTCTACGAACCTCCGGCGGTCACCAGATCCTAATGAACGACGACGAAGATATCCTGTACATCGCGAATTCGAAGGGCACAGTGTGGATGGAGTTCACAGCTGATGGTCAGATGCATGTGTTCTCTGAATCAAACATCAACTTCCGAGCAAAAGGGAATATCAACTTCCACGCAGACAAGAATATAAACATGGTGGCCGCAGGAATTACAGATGATAAGGGCACTCTATCTGGTGGAAATATAAAAGTAGCTGCTACTACTTCGATTCAGCTCGAATCTAAGACGATAACAAATCTAGCTGCTACTGAACTAAATTTGTTTGGCGGCAAAGTGGGAATATCCTCCGGATCCACACTCGGTCTCCAAGCCAGCACGATAGGATCCTTTGGGTCTGGAAACGAGCTAGTCTTTGGCTCAGGAAAAATTTACATCAACGAAAAGCCAGCCCCGTCAGTTGCTCCACCTATAAATATCCCAACAAAACCCTTTAAGGATACAAAACCGACGAAGCCAGCACCATATTACAAATTCAAGCAGACAGCCACAGTCCAATCTATCAGCGATGCAGAAGGCATGGTTGTCCCAACGCACGAGCCGTGGACTACCCACCACCCGACAGCAGCAACTCAGCTTACGAGTTCTCCTGCATCACTTACTCCAACTACGCGAGATAGTGCAGGACCAGCAATGGCCCAAGGCACCGGAGTATCAAGGCCTGCGTCCGCTACAGATTATGCCGCCCAACCACCTAATACCACCGGGATAGGATCGCTAACAGCTGACGAGGTAACTGCCCTAAAGACCCAAATTAGCAAATCAGAGTCGGGCGGAAATTATGCTGCAGAAAATCAGCTCGGCTATCTAGGAAAATATCAGTTCGGCGCATTAGCTCTTACTGATCTAAAATACATTAGGCCAGGGACCACAAATCGTGGCATGAGCAACCCGTCGTCGTGGTTAGGCACAAATGGCGTAACTAGCAAAGAAACGTATTGGGCGGCTCACAAAGTGCAAGAAGATATTATGGATGCTAATCTAGCTGCTAACTATAAATCATTATTGCGACTAGGGGCAATCACCACCTCGTCGCCTGCAGATGACGTGGCCGGCAAGTTATCAGTTGCCCACTTACTTGGGGCAGGCGGGTGTAATAAATGGACTAAGGGCTTAGGTGGATCAGATGCTAATGGTACCACCGGGGATACGTATTATCAACGCGGTAGATACGCAATATTAGTCTTAGCTAAGGCTAGTAAGTCTGATACAACAGGATAACTAAATACAACATGATAGTATATAAAGGATTTTCGACTGTTGGTCGTCGAAAGAAATTTCGCCTCACTGACTTTGAACTGGCAAAGCAGGACCTAATCAACCACCTACACATCAAGAAGGGCGAAAAGTTAATGAACCCGAATTTCGGGACGATCATTTGGGGCCTGTTGTTTGAACCGATGACTCCGAGCATAAAGACTGTTATCGCTGACGATCTTAAAGCAATAATAGGATATGACCCTAGGTTGCAAATTAACAGCATCAATATCACAGACTTCCAGCACGGCATCCAAGTTAGTATTGATTTAACATTCATCCCGACTAATCAGGTCGAGCAACTTAAAGTGGCCTTCGATAAACGATCCCAATCATAATGCGCTAATTCGGCACGTAGTTATATACTCACATTAAAATCCTCCATAAATACATGTAGGAATGAGGGTATGTTATGTCATCAATGAATCGCCAAAATAGTTTATTAGTAGCTGAGGACTGGAAAAAAGTCTATCAAACCTTCAGGGAGGCTGATTTCCAATCGTACGATTTTGAGACATTGCGCAAGACAATGATTGATTATTTGCGTCTGTACTATCCTGAAGACTTTAACGACTTCATTGAATCTAGTGAATACATCGCGCTAATCGATCTCTTGGCATTCCTAGGCCAAGCATTAGCATTCCGTACTGATTTGAATTCACGTGAGAACTTCTTAGACACAGCTGAACGTCGTGACAGCATTCTTAAGTTGGCTCGCCTTGTGGGGTATAGTCCAAAACGTAGCGTACCAGCAACAGGTCTTTTAAAGATTGTTTCAATATCGACTACAGAATCTGTCACCGACTCTAATGGTACCGCTTTATCCAATCTCCCTATTACATGGAACGATGTAACAAATAGCAACTGGTTAGAACAATTCACGATAATTGTGAATGCAACGTTGCTAAACAGCCAGGTTATTGGTAAATCAGGCAATTCACAGTTAATCAACAACATTAAGACTGACGAGTACACGGTTAACATTACCTCAGCAACACTTCCTGCGTTCGGATTCACTGCTACAGTGGGAGGTAATTCGATGCAATTTGAGGCTGTGAGCGCCACCAGCGTCAACAAGCCATATATTTACGAAGTTGCACCTAAGCCTATGAGCAAATTTAATTTGCTATATCGTAACGATAATCAAGGTAATGGCAGTATTAACACTGGATTCTTTCTTTACTTCAAGCAAGGGACTCTCCAGTCTGCTGATTTCTCGATTGCAGAGGCGTTGCCAAACAGGGTATTGAACATAGGTTATAGCAACATAAACAATACTGACGTATGGCTCTATGATGTAACATCATCAGGTTTAGATAACAACCAATGGACCTCGGTGCCAGCAGTAGCAGGCGTGAATGTCATCTACAACAAATCTGCCGAGCGTAACCTATACCAGATCAACACTACAGCAAGCGACCAAATCGATCTAGTCTTTGGTGATGGCTCATTCGCCAACGTGCCACAAGGCGCTTACCGGCTATATTTTAGGACGAGCAATAATCAATCATACAAGATAACCCCGGACGAGATTCAGACCGCCACAATCACCATACCATACATTTCGCGGGCTGGAAACCAAGAGACGCTCACCGTCCGCGCCAACCTGAACTATACTGTCGCGAACGCCACCTCCAATGAATCGATAGACGACATTCGCAGCAAAGCGCCGCAGCAATATTACACCCAGGGACGGATGATCACCGGCGAAGATTATAACATCATCCCGTTCACCTCATTCTCCAACATTTTAAAAGTGAAGGCTGTTAATCGCACTAGCAGCGGTGTTAGTCGGTTCTTAGACGTAAATGATTCTAGCGGCAAATATTCTAGTACAAACATTTTTGCGCAAGACGGCTACTTGTACAAAGAATCTAAATTAGATTCGACGAATTTCACGTTCTTAACCTCATCTGGTGTTCAGTCACTAATACAGGATGAGTTGACAACGATTTTAGCGTCAAAAGAAATCCAGCACTTCTACTACAACAACGTAGAACGTCCTGTTGTCACTGATGTACAGTGGAATGTTAACTCTGTTAATTCAGATGGCTGTACGGGGTACTTCTTTAAAGATGTTATTGACCCAGTTACTCTATTACATGTTGATTCTGTAGTACAATTGAGCAGTAGCACTAGCGCACAAACAAAAGATGTTAAGGTTGGCGCAATCATTAGATTTGTAGCCCCAATCGGTTCTTTCTTCAATACGCAGAATCAGATTAAATCCGGAGTACCGAGATTCAATGGTGAAAAATTATTTATCTATACGTCAGTCACAAACATTGTGGGTGATGGCACCTTAGGCGGCGCAGTGACTAGCACAAGCAAAAACGGCCCAGTAACGTTAAGTGTTAAGGTTCCACGTGGCGCATTAATCGACGAGATAATTCCAGTGTTTAAAACACGATTGTCTACTACGTTAGTTTCTAGCATTGTAACGAAGATACTGTCATACAATAATTTTGCATTAAGGTACGACTTACGCTCGTCTGAGTGGATGATTGTCGACGAATATAATTTGGTTACCCCGTTAACATCGGATTCGGCATTTAGTTGGACCAACGCAGGTAGGGCCAACGACGAGAGTTGGTTTATACGATTTGAATATAGTTCTAATGTTGGTTATAACATTTATTGGAGAAGTACAAACTACTATTTTGAAAGCCTTCTAGAGACGAAATTCTATTTTGACGAGAAAGTTAAAATCTACGATAGTAATACTGGCACGACTATTCGAGATACGATTAAAATATTGAAAGTAAATACTCAACCAATAACTAATACATCGGGGGGCGCGCCAGGGCCACTCGGGATCGACTACGTATGGAACATTCATAAAAATGTCATTGATTTAGATGGATATGAGAATCAAAGCAAGGTTTTGCTTACCTTCACCGATACAAACGCCGACGGAATCCCAGACAACCCAGATATTTTTGACATGGTGGTTGGAAATGAAGATGATTCAGAATTAATTAAAATTCGTCGGCATGTGTTTTTTGAACGTGAAGTATTGTACAGCGGATTTGTGTCCTGGGCCATATCAACAAAAGACTTTATTGTAGACTATAAGACAGAAACCGACATTAGTGCGGTACTATCAGATGTGACTCAGTTAGTGGGATATTTATATTACGCTACTGATGATAAGAAGTTCTTCGAGATTGTTACAACGAACGGAGTAAAATCACTTGTAGAAAGAACTATATATAAAGCGTATGTTGGTCGCGGTAGTAATGAGCAATTGTATTTCCAATACAGGCACAACAGTCCTGGTTACCGTCGTATTGACCCAAGTCCTAGTAACATCATTGACTTGTACATGTTGACAAAGGTATTTGCATCAGACTATCAGGCCTGGGTCCGAGATACAACAAATACTATTGAAGAGCCAGCAATGCCAACGACGGAACAACTGACGTTAGAGTATAGCAGCTTAGAAAACTACAAAGCCATTAGTGACACGATTATCTTTAACAGTGCTCGATTTAAGTCACTGTTTGGAGCGAAAGCATCACCGTTACTACAAGCTACCTTTAAGGTTGTGAAGAATGCCGCATTAAATATTAGCGACAACGACATCAAGTCTAATGTAGTGAATGCGATTAATACGTACTTCTCAGTCGACAACTGGGACTTTGGTGAGACATTCTATTTTAGCGAACTCAGCGCGTATCTCCATTCTGCCTTAAGTCCAAATGTGTCGTCAATTATTATTGTCCCGCTCAACCCGACTTCGATGTTTGGTAGTTTATACCAGATCAACGCTGAAGCCAACGAGATCCTATCTAGTTCAGCAACAGTAGATAACATTGAGATTATTAGCGCAATTACCGCAGCTTCGATTAACGCTAATTTTTCGGCGGTAAATAATACTATCACTCTCGGAAATATTTAATGACCACTCGATCAATCAACTTTTTGCCGGAAATATTTAAAACTCCAGCAAACAGGAAATTCTTAAACGCCACTGTTGACCAGCTAGTAGCAGAACCTAATCTCAGAAAAATGAACGGGTATGTTGGTCGAAAGTTCGCTCCTACCTACAAACAATCAGACAACTATCTGATCGAAGATACTGCTGATCGCCAGAATTACCAGTTAGAGCCGTGCGTTGTATCGACCGATTCTGCAGGCAGCATTCAGTTTCTTAGCAGCTACCTTGATCTAATTCAAAAAATACAATTCTACGGCGGAGTTACCAACAACCACTCGAGGATGTTTGCGAACGAAGCATACACCTTTGATGGTCTGATTGATTTTGACAAGCTGGTTAATTTTAGCCAGTATTACTGGATGCCGAGTGGCCCAGATCCAGTCGACGTGTATGCTGGTGGCGTAGACTTAGAACAAGACTATACTGTGACTCGCGACGAGCAACTCAACGCTTATACCATCTCAGGGTTTGGTACAGCAGAAAATCCCGACTTAGTGCTTGCGCGTGGTGGAAGATACACCTTTAAGGTTAACCAAGAAGGTGATGCTTTCTGGATCCAAACTACCCCGGGTATTAATAGCCTAGTATCTAACAACACTAACATCAGTAGTCGTGACGTGTATGGCGTTGACGACAATGGAGCTAGTAACGGTACTGTAGTCTTTAACGTGCCATTAATCGACGAGCAAGATTATTTTATTAACATGTCGAAGAGCGATGCTAATTTGGCCACAATGCTAAACTTTACAGACTTGCAGCATAAGATCCTGCAAAACCTGCCGGATGGTATTGACAGCGTTACTAGCCAGTTCGACGGGAAGACGTTAATTTTCGTAAACAACGACCGGTCGGATACTGCGTGGGAAAACAAGGGTGTCTACGCCCTAAATGCTTATGACAAAGATTCTAACCCGTCAGACAACATAGATGAGGATCCGTATGACCGTGGCTCGTTTATTCCGGTCGAACGCCGCTCTAGCGTATGGAGAATCAACATCATTAATGCTGACGGTAATCAGCTCATTGAACTAACCTGGTTGCGTGAGATTCCGGTTGAATCGCGTGTGCTTGTTACGTCCGGCACAGAATTTGCCAACATTGAATTTTACAAAAATACTGTTGGCGATCTAGTTAAGGTTCCGTTGATTACTGCTCCTTTGAAACAGCTTTACTATAACGACGGAAAAGATCAACGTTTTTACGGACGGATCACGATTGTAAATGCTGATAACACTAGCATCAACGTTCAAGATTCGATCTTAGGCAAAAAAGAATACACTAGCCCTAATGGCGTTATTTTCACTAACGGTTTAAAGGTGCGATTTAACTCTGCAGCAATGCCTGCAAAATACGCAGACAGCGTTTGCTACGTTGAAGGAGTTGGCACTAGTATTCGTCTCCCGCTTCTGAGCGAACTAATTACTCCAGAAACATCTAACGCCGACTCAATTCCGTTCGACGTGTATGGGTTCAGTGATGAGTTTTTTGATCAAAGCCTAAACGGCCCACTAACACCAGATTACCTTACAATCAATCGTGCTAGCGTAGACGCTAATATATGGTCACGTGGTAATCGTTGGTTCCACAACGATGTTATTCTAGCCACTGCAAAATACAACAAAGTTGTACCGGTATTCAATCAAGCGAATAGAGCGACCCGCCCGATCATCGAATTTGACGCTGATCTACAACTGTTTAATCACGGAAAAATCGGCAAGCACGTTGACGTATTAGATTTTACAATCACTGATGCGTTTAACGAGGTTGAATTAGCACAGAGCGGATTCTTTAAGACATCAAACTTTAGAGATGGCATGACCATTATCTTTGCAAATGACAACGACCCGATCGTGCGTAACCAGATCTTTAAAGTTAACGTATTGAAGATCGGCGGATCATTAAAAATTCACCTCACTGAGGTTGCAGATGGCAACATCTTATCTGGCGACTCAGTTGTCCCACTAAGTGGTTGTACAGTAACAATGGACGCCTGGACCGGCGATGCTAAACTTACATTAAATCCGATCGCCAGAAAAATCAGCCTAGATACCGGTTTAGGTCTCTTATCATTAGACGGGGTGTTAAGTTCGACAGTTGGCCTGGTTCTAGGGTACTCTTTCTGGTTTAACGGTACTTCCTGGATAATGTCACAGCAAAAAGCCAGCGTAAATTCAGCTCCGAAATTTGATATTTTAGATGATGCTGGTATCAGTTTCTCTGACATATCACATTACGTTAATTCGACGTTTGATGGCTGCACGATTTTCTCTTACAAGCTAGGAACCGGTACTAATGATTCAGTCTTAGGATTCCCTGTCTCTCATCGAAACTTCAACAATGTTGGAGATATCGAATTTGAAAATACGTTTGACAGCAGCACCTTTACTGAACTAACTGATAAGTTTACAGTATCGCACAGACTTAACATTGGCACTCCTATTAAAATTATAACTCGTGATGAATCAAACAACGTAAATATTTGGACCACATTAGCAGAAAAGACTAAACAATATCAGATTATCTCAAATATCTGCGATGGTACCACGTCGTACTTTGAGATTGATATAGCTCCAACATCGCAACAAGTATCGCCAACAATTAAGGTGTTTGTAAATAACGTCCAACTTACTAAGGCAGATTTTTCTATTGTTTCTGTTGGAGCCCGGTC